CACACGGGCATAAGCCCACTGATCGGGTCCGGTCACTGTGGGGCGAACACTCTGCGGATTGGTATTGTAAGCCCCGACACCACGGGCAAATACAGCCTCTAACATCCGTTGAGTAACCTTTTTGCCTTTTTTATCACCGTGCTTTTCGTTGTGTTCTTTTACTTTCTCAGCAAGAGCCTTTTTTACAGCTTCACTGATTGGTGCTTTGTCCTCTTTGGGCGGGATCGCTTCATCCCACCAATCTCCAAAATCCTGAGCGGCTTCTACAGACTTGGCGCGTTCTTTATCAAGCTGGTCAACTTTGCGGTTGGCCCAAGCCTGACCTTCATCACCACCCCAGCCAAGCCATGCGATCTTACCTGCGCTTGGGTATCCAGCCTCACCACGATTGAAGCCCTGTCCTTGCTTGTCCACTTCATGACGGGCGAAAAAGCTCTTCATGCGGCGAACAGTGTCGGGTGAAAGACGCTCACGATTGATAAGCTGATTGGCACGGGAAACGCCCACACGGGTCATACCACGACCAAACTCTTTGCGCATATCAAGTGCGCGTTGACCGTTAATAGCCATTGCCTCAGTTGGGACTGTATCCACATCGCTTTCGGCTTTGCTGGACTGGTCAAGCTGTTCTTTCCACGCATTGCAGACATATTGAGCCCGGACATCCGCATCAAATAAGCTGCACTCACCCTCTTCGTAATAATCACAATTGCCACAACGCTTTTCACCCGTACCTGCGCGATAGGCAGAAGGAAGCTCATCGGGAACATCTGCGCCATCTGGGTATTGATCCAGCTTCTCTTCACCATAAGCTGATTTCCCAGCCTCTTCAGGGTCAAGACCCTCATCTGGAGCCACATCCGGGCCTCCAAGTGGGAATAGATTTGCTGCGATGAATACTTCATCACCACCGTTAATTGGTCCAAGACCAAGGCGCTCACGGGCTTCATTTCGGCTGATAATGCCCTCACGAACTGCGGTGGTTACATTCTCATAAACCCGGCGGCGGCGCTCAGTCATGGCTGGGATAGCGTCAATATCGTATTCAATGCGAATATCATCACCGAAAGATGGGGCCAGCCATTCGTTCAAATCACTACACACCCGCATGGCCAAAGGAATGATGGTCTCTTCATACAGAGCCAACCTAGCCTCTTGGACGTTTGCATATGTTTGGCTGTCTGGAATACCGATAAGCTGTGAAGGGATACCAAAGCAAAGCGCAATATCTTTTGCCGCCATGTGCTTGTTTTGCAGGAAGTCCATATCGCGGGGAGACATTCCCATTTCTTTCCAGTCAAAATCACCCTCCAAGAGAAGAGGCTTGCCGGAGTTATTAGTTCCACTCATGCGGCGATCAAGATCGTCTTGAACCTGTTTTCGCTGCATATCAGTCAACATCATGGGATTGCCGCTGCTGTCATTCGGTTTGAAAACAACCGCACCTGTAGGACGCGCTCCATTCACCAAGAGAGCAATATTGTGTTTTGCTATAAGGTTATGCTGATCCACATCAATAGACGCAGCCATAAGCGGAGAAAGGCCAAGGTAATCATCCATTGGGTTCCATAGTTTGAAATGCTTAACCTCTGACTGCCCTGTAAATGGATCGGCGTCATAGGTATTCACAACCTTACCATTGAGCTTGTAATTGTAACCCTTGGGAATTGCAGTCGCGCTTGGAATTACCTCAACCCGATCTGGTCTCAGCAAATGAAGTTCGGTTGGAACGCCTCCGGCTGTGCTGGATATTGCGTAGCTATTACCAGAAAGAAGCAAGAACGCATAAAGGGATTGGAAATACTCATTACCAGCCTGTAATGGGTTTGGTCTTTTCAAAAGAGAAATAAGTGGGTGTTGCTCTAACTCAATATCGCCTTGGAATACCTTGAAGGCGATTGAGGCCGCGCCTTGAGCGATCTCATTAACGCAGCGGTAAACAATGGCGTTTTGCTGATAGCCCTCAACAGCATAAGACTTGAAGTTGTCAGACCTGCTGTGAAATGGGCTCGTTTGCTGAACATGAACGCTTGGGGCTTGCTTTTGCTCCATAGGGATCGCCACTGAGCGGCGCAAGAAATCGAAAAGGGCCATTAACTAATTCTCCACATTGGCTGTCCTGTGGACGAGCTAAGTTCTGTCAATGCCCACACTAGGGCGTCCATCCTGTCCGGCGACTTCCGGCTGTTCGGTGTATAAGAAACCATTTGATCTTCTAACTCTTTAAATTCACCCACATGGTGAACCCGACCCTGCTCATACAGCGCAGCGATGGGCTCTGCTCTTACTAACTTACCACGACTTGCGTGAACTTTCGAGTACGGAACATTCATATCTATAGTTCTTATCACTCTTTCGACCAAATCTCCACCGTTATTGACCTCTGCAATGATCCTGTCGGCCCCATAAGTGTGGAAAAGGGAGACCGCTTTCCTAGCCCAGCCATCCGGTGAGGCTTTATGAGACCCATCATCTAAAACGTAGTATTGATTATTATTGCACCTAGCGGCAACCACTATCCCCGTTTCATCGCTGTTTTCATCGCTAGTTACAGCGGGGTCAATAGCAACTACTATGCGATTGAATTCAGGCATATCCATCTTATCCATGCGACCCATATCAAAGGCGCTATAGCTCCACAAAGCGCCCTCCAGATCGTCCAGAACCTCTCCATAAAGCTCTTGGCGACCTAATCTTGTTCCTTCATATTTTTCTTTAAGCTGTGCAATGGCTGTTTCAGATAGGTTTTTGGCATTATCAAATGTGCTTCCTCTTGTGATTACCGTGTTGGTTCTTTTCACAAGGGATCGGGTTAGCTCATTGGGGGCTGGCGTTGTTGTTATTACGCATTGAGGATTATCGCCAAGTCGCAGACCAAACATTAATTGGTCAAATGCCTCCGGGTATTGCCAAGCAGCAACCTCATCACACCAAGCCCTGTGAAACTGAGGACCACGAAGGCGCTTTGGTTCAATCGCTGCGAAACCCTGAATGATAGACCCGTTATAAAGCCTTATTTCAGCGGCGGAGCTTGAATAACCCTGACCACGGCCCTTCAAAAGGCACTCTTCAGGTATCCAGTTCATAATCCCGGACACACCACCGAAAGCCACCCTTCGCAAATCACCGAATGTCGGGGTTACAACCGCACAGCGGCTATCTGGATTGTTGAGGGCATAAATCATGGTGTCAAACGCACCAACCATAGTCTTGCCCCAACCACGACCAGCCAGAATGAGCCAAACCCCCCAATCACCCTTTGGGGTCAATTGCTGGGGACGGGCCATTTTGAGCCAATTACTGTATAGTGTGCTGTGCGCCAGATGACTTGGTTCTGGCAAGCTCATCCAGCTCTTCGATAACTTCTCGAAGGCTCTCTGGTGTTGTGACATTTGCAGACACCTTGCTAATCTCTTGAGCTTGGCCCAAGGCTAATTTCCCAATTTTTTGAGCATTGCCAACCGTGTTGGAAATACTGGTAACATCATGAGGCCTTAATATCTTCGATGTGATCCTNAACTTGGCCAAGGCAATTTCCCGGTCCTCATCCACATCAATTTCAGATATATTTTCCAGCAACTCCCTATTTTGCTGGTCCTCTGCAAACCTTCGGCTTGCGTCTTCGATCATTTCCAGAGCGATATTTATTGCAGCATCGTCAAGTTTTTCACCATACTCAACCATCTGCATCATCCTACGCTGCGCAACAGCATTTTCATATTCAGTCTGGACCCTGTTCTTCTGAGACTGCCAATCCTCAGATGAAGACCTTCTGTGAAGCGAGACATAGGCAACATCGTGACGATCTGCCAAAGCCTTAATTGATGGATACCTACGAACACCACCATCATCAACGAACCCATGAATGAATTCGTCTTTGATTATGAGTTTAAGGCCATCATCAATCTTTCTAGTCATAACATCACCATTATCACATAATTTAGCAATTATCCAGCTTTTGCCCGATTAGTGCATTGTTCCCACATCCTGATCGTTATGCAAAACGATATGTATGCAGTCTTCATGCTCCCCAATTACCGCTGGTATTTCATAAGAATGGGCGATGAAGGCGATCATTTCCATTACCTCTTGGATTGACCCTTTATTTGGAAGCCCATCAAAGAGCCTTTGCAGCTCATCCTCAGTTAATCTCATGTGAATGTCCTATTTTTATAAACCCCTCTCCATTTGGGGTTGGAGAGGGGGAGCAATCTGGGAGGAAAAGCTCTAAGGGCAGAATGGAAAAAACTACCCCCTGATTTTCCATTACCATTTTTTTCCCAATTTAGCCATCATTTCCTGCGATATGCGTTTGCGTTCTTCTGCATCTTGGCTTTTTCGCGGCGGGGGATCAAGCTGGACCCTTGGGTGTGCTGCAACATATCGTTTGCGGTTGTTTACAAG